ATGTGCAGTAAAGTTGACGACTACTTGGCGACCCGCGCTGACAAGGTTTTTGAGTTCCATAAGACGATTGGTGAGAAGTCTGATTCATATGAACGAAGGGTAGAAGTTAAGCTTCCGACAGTGGAAGGTTTCGCACTATTCATCAATGTGAACAAGACAACTTTGTACGAATGGCGTGAAAAACATACGGAATTTTCCAACTCTTTGGAAAAAATTGTAGAAGAACAACGCAAAAGACTTTTGGATAAGGGACTATCTGGTGAGTACAATCCAACAATCGCAAAACTCATCCTTAGTTCCAATCACAACATGCGAGAAAAAGCAGATTTAACAACTGATGGCGACAAAATAGAAAGCCCAATCTATGGTGGCAAAAGCAAAGACTAGCTTCAATTTTATTGATACAACCGCAACTCAAAAAATCTTTGGGTTGAAGAAACGCATCCGAGCAGTGGCGGGTGGTACTTCTGCATCCAAAACTATTTCAATCTTGGTGTGGTGCATTGACTACGCCCAAAGTTCTAAGAACGAACTCATCAGCGTTGTTTCCGAATCATATCCCCATCTTGAAATGGGTGCGATGTTAGACTTTGAAAACATAATGAAGGACCGTGGCTACTGGGAAGAAAAGCGTTGGCACGGAACGAAGCACACTTACACATTTGCAACAGGAAGTAAGATACAATTCTTTTCAGCCGACACTTACGGAAAAGCACACGGACCTCGCCGTGACATTTTGTTTCTTAACGAGTGCAACAACTTGTCCTACAATATTGTTGACCAATTGATAATCCGAACAAGGAAGATTGTTTGGATGGATTGGAACCCGACAATAGAGTTTTATTTTTATACAGAAATGCTACCGAAGCGTAAGGACATTGATTTCATCACGCTGACTTATTTGGACAACGAAGGCTTGGACCAAATCACAATTGATGAAATAGAAACGCATAGGGACAACAAACAATGGTGGACAGTCTATGGCGAAGGAAAGCTTGGAGTAATTGATACGAGAATCTATGACGGATGGGACATCATTGATGAAGTTCCCCACGAAGCCAGATTGGAACGGCATTGGTGTGACTTCGGATATTCCAACGACCCGTGTGCAATGGGCGACCTCTACTATTACAATGGTGGCTACATCTTAGACGAACAGGTTTATCAAAAAGGACTAAGCAATAAAAACATTGCTGATGTCTTGTTGAACCTTGAAACAGCACCAACGATTGCTGATAGTGCAGAACCGAAAAGCATTGACGACATTGCGGGGTACGGATTGATGGTTCTACCTTCGGTCAAAGGACCCGATTCAGTTCGCAACGGCATTGCAGGAGTGCAGGAACAGAAGATTTCAGTCACCAAGAGAAGTGTTAATATAATTAAAGAGTACCGCAACTACCTGTGGGAAACTGACAGGGAAGGAACAATCATCAACAAGCCGATGAAGCGGAACGACCATCACATGGATGGCATCAGATATGCGATAAGTTCCCTAGCACCGTTGAAACAAAGGGAAGAACTGATTGCGAACATGCCGATAGTTCAACGAAACGCAGATAAAAGGAAGAACCGAGCACGATGAATGTAGCAGACCAACTAAACGACCAAGTGAAGTGCAAATTAGCCCCATCAAAGGTCCATGGGGTCGGTGTTTTCGCCATTCGGGACATAAAGAAGGGCGAAAGGCTGTATTGCAACTTATTTGGAACGCCACGTGACCTTGTAAGCTGTGATTTGAAGGACTTGCGACCCGAAGTACGGGAATTAGTCATCCAAAGGTGGGCAACGGCACTGGATGGTTTTGCTTTTCTGAATCCGAACCTTGATGCACACCTGCTTTCATTTATGAATCACGATGAAGCCCCCAACTACGACAACTACAACGATTGTTCACTTAGTGACATCAAGCGAGGTGAAGAAATCTTTGAAGATTACGGTGTTTATACACAACCTTTATTATCAATTAAGTAATCCATGGTATAATTATGAGTACAGATATTGGAAAATGTTTCTACTGTCGTGAAGTAGTTTTTGCTTCCGCAGGGCAACATATCAAGCACAAAGTTATCCATAGACCACAACCACATGGTTCAAAAAGTTACCCAACACACAAAGCCTGTCGCAAAGCGAACAAAGGCAAAAGGTCCACAACAAGGCAAGTCATCGCCAACCAAGGCTAAGTTCTCGGTTGATTTTTGTTATGACGGTCAGAAGATGAATGGAAAGGGCAACACATTGCTTGATGCGTTCAACAGCATCCAAGGTCCAAGCGTTTTAAAGGTCAAAGGTGTTTTACGAATGAAAAGCAGTAAGCGAGAACTAGAACGCTTGATGTACCCATTTGAATCAAAACGCTTTTTTGGGAACGAAATGAAACGTATCGCTATGGCGAAATTTTACGAGATAGCACTTACATAATATGAAGGACATCAATTCAGACGATATTTTTGGTTTCATCAAGACGGAAGAAGATAATTATAAGCTTCCGATTGATATTGATGGATGGGACTGGTCAATGAAGGACCACGTTCACACTTCATTCTTTTACAAACACGGAAGATTACTCACAGGCAACGATGACGACAAGCCTGTAAAAAATGTCGTCAAACCTATTTTGAATATGCAGTATCGGGCAACAGGATTTGATGTAAAAGACATCACCTTGTTCATCAACGACTTGAAAACATACTTCAAGTCTTTCTTAGTTAAGAAATACCATGATGAAGTCTGGTCAGTAAAAAATAACATTGACGAGTTCATTGACGACATGATTGAGTCTTACGTTGACTACGGATTGATTTTACTCAAAAAATTGAAAGGACAAGTCGCACCAGAAGTTGTTGAACTCCAAAGCATCGCATTCTGCGACCAAGTAGATGTTCTGTCTGGTCCGATTGCAATTGAACACTTCCTATCACCATCACAGTTGAAAGAATTTGAATCAGCAGGTTGGGGTGACAAAGAAAAGAGTGGTGCAACAATAAGCATCGATGACCTAATCACACTGTCGCAATCTTCAAGGAAAGATGAAGATGGAAAAGATACACATTCAACAGGAAAGCAAATTAAGATATACGAAGTTCATGGAACGATGCCAAAGCATTGGTTGAATGATTCCGTGGCAGGTGAATCAATTTCATACGTTGACCAAATGCAAATCGTTGCATTCTACCAAAAAGAGAACGGCGACAAGGAAGGAGTAATCCTGTTCCGTGGAGAAGAAAAGACAAGTCCATTCAAGCAATTCAAAAGGGACAAGGTGTTCGGAAGGGCGTGTGGATTCGGTGGTGCAGAAGAACTCTTTGAACCACAAGTATGGGTCACTTACGGCATGATGGCTAAGAAAGATATGCTTGATTCAGCTACCAAGACAATCTTGCACACCACAGACCTCAAAGTTGCAAAACGAAACAACATTAAGGATATGGATAACCTTGAAGTCGTTGGACATGATAAGGACACGACTTTCGGAGTTCTTGATACAAGCCCAAGGGACATCAATCTGTTTACCAGTTCGGTTGTTGAATGGGAACAGCAAGGTGCGAAGATGGGTTCAGCAAATGAATCAATACTCGGTGAGAAGCCATCAGCAGGAACGCCATTCAAACTTCAAGAACTCGTAACAGCAGAAAATCACTCACTGCACGAATACCGCAAAGGAAAGTTAGCAGGATTCACTAATGAGTTGTACCGCGACTGGTTCATCCCAGATATGGTGAAAGAAATCACACGTGGTGACGAGTTCGTTGCAACACTGACACTTGATGAGTTAGAAGAAATTGCAGGTGCACTGTCTATACAGAAAAGCGAAGAATTCAAGAAAGAGAAGATACTGAACGGCGAGTTCGTAACAGCAGAAGAAATTGAAGCAGTAAAGCTGAAAACCACCGAAGAATTTATGCGAGGTGGCGACAAGAGGTTCATCAAGATACTAAAAGATGAATTGAAGAACGCACCAATCGCTGTCCAAGCAAATGTAGTTGGAAAGCAGAAGAACCTTGAATTGATGACAGACAAGCTAGTGAACATCTTCCGACAGATTATTGCGAACCCACAAGTGTTGGATGACCCACGAATGGCAAAGATATTCAATCAGATACTTGAAGGTTCGGGATTCTCACCAATTGACTTCGGATATACAGGCTACCGACCAAAGACAGAAGCCGTTGCAGAAGCAAAGGCACCAAATGAAACACCAAACGCACCAGAATCGCCAAGCGCAACACCTGTTGCCCCTGCGCCTAATGTGCCAGTAGTGTAATTAGTAATCTAAGGAAAAAATAATGAGCAAAGTAACAGCACAATCAGCAGTCAGCCCACTAGATGCGGTTTTGACTGATATAGAAAGAGTAGAGTTAGGCAAGTTCGCCGACAACATCATTATGAGTGGTGCGGTCAAGAAGGTTCTCTTGTTCGGAATGTACTACAACGGAACATTACGTAAGGGCGAATCACCAGAAATGACAATGAACTTCGCACTGCAAGATGTGTATTCAGAACTCGGACCTGCAATGTCCAACGAGAAGTTAGGCGAGAATCTAAGGGCAAAATCAGATGCCATCCTAATGCTGAAAGGCGGTTTTGATAGGTTAGAAGACTATCAAACACCCGAAGCGTTGAAAACTAAGGAGAAAGGTGGGCATAGGTAATTATCAATCGTGGTATAATATAAGGATATGACTACTATAAAAAATATTTTCATACTTGCAGGAGTAGCACTGGCGATTGCAATTGCCATGGCTGTTCTTAGTGTGAATACAAATTCAGCATTCGGTTCTGCACCCGCAGGAGTTAGTGCAGGATTCGGTTCAGCAACTACGACAGTTGTAGGACCACTCAACGCTGTCACTATTTTTGATGGTGTAAACAGTGCGGGAATCCCAAAGAGGTGTTCTTCAAGGGTGATTAGCACCACAGACGGAAGTGGACAGGCAATCCAAATACTATTTGGTGACCCAACAAACGGCGACATCGCTAGTACATCTTTGTCAGAATTCGTTGGAAACTTGCAGTCGGCAAGTACAACAATTATGTACGATTCTGGGCTATACGGATGTTCAAGGTGGACAGCGTATGCAACAGCATCAACAACATTACTATTAACCGAATTTGACTAACATGGGATTAAATTTAAAAGATTTGAAAATGCCTAGCTTGGGTGACAAGCTACAGGCAAAGACAGAAAGTAAAGTAAAAAAGGTCGTAAAGAAGTTTAGTAAATCAAAAAAGTAAACATGACAAACAAGATATTTACAGGAATTTTAACACTCGCAGTCGTAGTGACTGGCGTTGCTGTTTTCTTTGGCGACCCAAGCACAAATACAATTGAAAGAGTTATTGAAAAGGAGTACGGTGGTTTCAGTGAAATCTATACTACATTCAGTGCACTCGGTGGATTCCGACACACAGAAGAAGTTGTCGTTAAGGCAGAGTTAAGCGACCAGTTCGCAACAACTACTCTTACATACAAGGATAGTGGAACAACATATTCGTTTTCCGCAACAGGAACAACTTACATTCTTCCTGCTGTGAACATTAAAGGAACCAATTACCGATTTGTGGTAGGTGGTGCTCTTGATACAGCGAATGTTGTTATTGATTCAGCAGAAGGAGATAACATTGAAGGAACATTGATGGTTGCAGGTGCAGTCGTTGATTGTGATGCAGAAGACCAAATTAACTTCGTTGTTGATGGTGAAAACATCGGCGACTATGTTGAAGTGAGGTCAAACGGAACAAACTGGTTGATTGGTGATAGCGGAGTGCTAACATCAGCAAAGCTAACTTGTACAGACCCAAGTTAAGACATTTATTATGGGTTCTCAATCCCGCTATTAAAATTGTTATAAGTTCTCAATCTTCCCAAAATTGACTAATCATTATCATTTATGAACAAAGAAAATGACAGTTTAGAAATTGATGATTCAGACGTTGTGGAGAACGACTTCACAGAAGAAGAATTAGCAGATGATAAAACTGACTGGAAGGCGAAAGCATTAGAAGCGAAGGGAATTGCTAAACGAAGGGCAACTAAGCTATCTAAAATCAAGGAAGACAAGGAAACCAAGGCTACAAAAGCCAAGGAAGACAAGAAATCCAAGAAAGCCGAAGCACCCAAGGAAAAAACAGACGAATTAGGTTACGGCGAAAAGGCATTTCTGAAAGCTAGTGATATACAAAAGGGAAAGGAAACCGAGTTGGTCCAAGCCATAATGAAAGAAACTGGAAAGGATTTGGAAGGTACGTTGGAAAGTAATTACTTTAAAGCGGAACTTGCAGACTTACGAAAAGCAGAAGCAGTTGCAGATGCGATGCCAGATGGCTCAAAGCGACAAGGAACTTCACCGAGGAATACAGTTGAATATTGGATTGCGAAGAAAGAACTTCCACCTAACGAACCACAATATACGCAATTGCGTAGGGATGTGGTCAACGCTAGGCAGAAGCAGGAAACTAGCGATTCAAACTTCACTCAAAATCCTGTCATTGGTGGTTAAGGGAACGCGGTAATCTAACTTATTCACTTAATTTAGATTACAATGAGTAATACAATTATTTACGCAGAGGAATGGGCAATCAAAGCCCAAGAACGACTTGCGGAAAATAATAAGTGGAAAGAAGTATGTAACGTAGAATACACAAATGACCGTGTACTCCACAATCCTTACTTCACTGACCCAACCGTGCAGACAACTGCGCGTGGTTCAGCGTATACACATCAAGATGTAACAATCACTGATGAAAGTGTCACAATTAGTGACATCGGTATACTTCCACAGTTTATTGACCGAGCAGACCTTGCGCAAACTACATATGCAAAGCAAATGGAGTTGGCTTCAAGACAAGCTGTTCTCCTTGATGAAGCTGTTGAAACAGCCATGTTAGCAGGACATGCTAACTGGACAAACTTTGACAACGCTTCAATCGGGGGTGGTGCGGGAAATATCACCGTGTCAGCAACAAATGTTGATGACATAATTCGTGGTATCAAACGCGAAATTCGGGAAGCTAATGGCGAAGCCCTAGCAAACCGAAAAGGAATGTTCATAATCTGGCGACCTGCTGATTTTGAATTACTAGAAGCATTTGTACAAGCAAACGGCTTTTCAACTGCTGATGGGGCACTTAAAGATGGAACTTCACAAGGGTTCCGATACATGGGTGTTGAGCACTACAGTTCTAACAAGCACACTGCGGGACACCTTTTCGCAGGAGTGAAAAAGGCTTATCACCT